GCCGAGTATTGGATTTCGATTGCATGGATCACCTTTTTCAAAGCGTTTCCGAATGCCCCACTTTACATTTTCAGAAATGCTGTAGCTTTCCTCCTGCGCAAAGCTGGCAAGGATGGTAAGCATCAGTTCACCGTCACCAGACAGGGAGTTGATGTTCTCTTTCTCGAAGCGCACCTCGATGCCGAGGTCTTTCAGATGACGTACAGTCTCCAACAGGTCAACCGTATTGCGGGCAAACCTTGATATGCTTTTGCAGAGGATAATGTCTATCTCTCCTGCATCACAGTCTGCCAGCATCCGCTGGAACTCCTGCCGCTTGCTGGTTTCCGTGCCGGAAACGAAACTGTCAGCATACACTCCGGCATATTCCCATTCAGGATTCTTCTGAATGAGGTCGCTGTAGTAACTGATCTGCGCTGCAAGGGAATGTGCCAGTCGGTCGGATTCCATTGACACACGGGCGTAGGCGGCTACTCTTTTTCGTCTTGGCAATATGGGTTCTGTAGGCTCAATTTTCGTGATTCTACGCATATAAAGCCCTCCTTTCAGTATCCCATATTACCTCTGTTCAGGCTGTAAGTCAACAAATAATACGCCGATTTTTGGCTGGTATTTTTCAATGAACATTGTATCAATCTGACGATATTCATCCTCGGAAATCAACCCGTCACGGAGCATCTTCCGGGCGATGCTCATAGTTGCCTGATACATCATTTCATTCTGAAAGTTCACGCTGCTCACCTCCGAATCGGGACTGCAAATAGCACTGACGGCTGCAATACTTCCGATGATCGTTGCCGTATGCCTGAAAAGGTTCTCCGCAGCAGGCGCAGGTGAAATCATAAATTGCTCTGCGGTTCACATCATCCTTATGTGCATACCACCACTTCATCCTGCATCGGTTAGAGCAGAACTTCTTTTGTCGGGTGTGCGGCGGCTGTATAATAGGAGTGCCGCAGCAATAGCAAAGACGGCTATCCTTATTTCGGCTACAGAATGATTTGACTGTGTTTACGGATAGTTCAAGCACAGCGGCGATCTTACCAAATGACTGTCCTTCGGAGCGCAGACGGATAATATCTGCCTTCTGTACATCTGTCATATCAACACCTCCTACTTCTCATTGGAAAGCAGGAGCGTGTTTTGACGAAGACAAGTGGGACAAAAATTCCATTACGCGCGTATATGTGCGTGTGTGCGTCCCATTATTATATAAATATTCCTTTTATTTGTACTATATAGATATAGTTGTATAACTTGTCTTAGGGCGGTGTGATTCTTACGGTCTGGGCGGCATTTTTCACTGAGACAACTGGTATGAAACAACTGCGATATGCGGATGTTTCAAAGACTTGTTTCAACAAAAAAAGGGCTGCCGGAGAAATAATCCCCGACAGCCCCTGTCTCAAGCCTTATTCAGTTTTCCGCTATATTTCTTGCCGTCAACCGTGACCTCAACCGTGACGCCGTCATCGTCAGCAGGTGCAGGCGGATTCGGCAGAACTTCCTCCTTGCCGTAGCCGTTCAGCCCCTTCGCCCTGATGATCGTAGGGAAATCCTTGTAGCCGATGTCCAGATCGACATTGCCGTTGATGCCCGCGACCTTGCCCTTCTCGGAATGCTGCCAGATACCAAATGCGCCGCCGTAGTTGGTCTGGTCAACCCAATGCGCCAGCCAGATGGTATAGCGGCTCTTGATGTCATCGGCTATGTGCGTCACGAGCGAGGATGCAGAGCCGTACAGACCGACGAAATAGCCTGCCGCCTCCACTCTTTCAAGGAACGCCCGCATAATGGCAGACACCTTCTCCTTGCCGAGATCAAACTGCTTTTTTTCCTCCAGATCGAAATAAACCGGGAACTCGAACTGCTTTCCCTTGATAACGGACAGGAATACATCTGCCTCCAGTTTCGCTTCCTCCGGAGTCATGGCATAGCTGTACCAGTACGCACCGACCGGAATGCTAGCCACCTTTGCACCTGCATAATTGTCCTCAAATCGCTCGTCCTTCTGCTTTGCCAGCTTGCCGAAGCCTGCCCGGAGAATCGCAAAACTGATGCCGTCAGCCCTGACCTTCTGCCAGTCAATAATGCCATTATGCACACTCACATCAATACCCTTCATATCCTCGCCTCCGAAATATTCATAGAAATTATCGGTCACGCTGCTGTTGCCCTGCACCTCATTGCCATACCACTTTTTACCAGAACGCACATCAACGTGTGTGTAGATGTAGGCAGGTGTAATATTTGCGATGCCGCCGAAGCCAATATCCTGCGCCTTGCAGCAAACTGTTTTTGAACTGACAGGCTGTCCATCTTGCCCGTAACAGCAGATATCGGCAGCGTTGCCCTTTGTATGCTGCCCTGTGCCGTTGCCGCTGACACTACGGTCGTGCATTGAGCAGCGGAAGCCACTGGTCACGATGATTTTCGAGCAGTTGAGGGCGGAATATAGCTGTTCCAACTTGTCCACCAGCTCATCGGCAAGGAGCGTGTCGTGCGCCTTGCCGCATTTGCAGCGGAACTCCGACACATTGAAATGCACCGAAAGCTGCGTTTTATCATCAAACGGATAGGTCTTAATCATCGTCCTTCTCCTTTCTCCCTGCCTGCTTTTGCAGAACATCAATTGCTTTTTGAATTGCAGGCGGATATGGGATCCCCATTAAACTTGTATTTTCCACAATGGAAAGCAGTTCGTTCAGGCAAAAGCTGATGCAGACTGCATCCCGGATATAGTTGGTATTCAGCAGAATATCCATCCGAACTGCAACGACGATCAGCATCAAAGTGCAGACCTTTTTCGCCAGACCGAACCAGCCTGCTTTGGAAGAAAGTCCGCCGCTTTCCGTGTGTTTGGATTTTTTCATCATGGCAGTGATGATGCCGGTGAAAAAGTCGATTGCCATAAAGACGACCAGTGTCACCAGAGCGGAGTCCCAGCCGCCAAAAATGGCAGTAAAAAAGCCGCCGACCAAGCCGACAGCCACGCAAATACTATCTTTCATTATATTTTTAGTCCTCCAGTACTTTAAGGAATCGGATTTTCGGGTGAGAATTGTTGCTTCTGCCCACCCAGGCAAGGTAATATTCGCCGTCAGAAATGCCGGTGCATTCTGTGATGGTGGTGATAAAGTTATCCGACTGCAGCCATTGGAAATCCAGAGAAACCGCACGATTTGCATCGATCTCTGTATTCACATACACACCAATAGGAATGTCGATCTTCTGCGGTTTCTGCACCAGATACAGGCTTCCGGCTTCGCTGGAACCCGACTGATAGGACATCACGATTTCCGCATTTTTCGTCAGAGACAGAGACTTTGTACAAACGGTCAAGACCGACTTATCCCAGTTAAAACACGTTTGTGAGTAGGACAGCACAAAATCATTTGCTGCACTGCAAAACTGCGGATAAGCAGTCAGGAAATCCGCCATTGTCTGATACCTGCCGTCCAGAATCATACTGAGATTTGATGCATAGGTCGAAATGGCATTCTGCCCGGACTGGAACAGGACGGTGTAATTTCTGCCGCTTGTCAGATTATCGATTTGCTTTTGTAGGCTCTCCAAAGTACGTTCTGTTTTTTCCGAATAGACTGTAATCTTCGTGCTAAGCCCATTGATTTGTGTGCCGAAACCATCCCATTGTGCGATTTTTGCAGCAGTGATCTGCTCCAATGAGGATTGATTTTCGTGGGTATGTGCCTTTTCATTCAGTGCTGCAATGGCTTCCCGGAATGTTTGGATATTGTAAGTTGTATCATCCTCGAATTCCTGAAGAGCACGCAGCAAGGAAAGTTCATTTGCCGTCAAATCATCTAAAACATCCAGATTTTTATGAATGTGTGTCTGCTGTAAAAGCGGCTGAACAGCAGCTTGAACCAGTGCTTTTACAGCATCGGTATCCGGATAATTTGTCAAATCAGGAGAAACGCCGTCCTTTCCGTCAATCCCATCTCTACCGTCTTTCCCATTTGTGCCGTCCTTACCGGGCAAACCGTCTGCACCATCTTTTCCGTCCTTTCCCGGTAATCCGTCCTTGCCATCAATACCATCCCTGCCTTTCAAACTCTCCAGCCATTCCGCAACTGTTCCCACAAAGCCATTTTCTATGGCAATTTCATAAGCAGAACGGCCGTCTTTTCCGTTTGCTCCGGTTTGCATCTCTGAGAGTTTTTTCAAAAGCTGCGTATATAAATCCGGCGTCGGCGGAATTGGCATATCCCCATCTGCAACAAAACCAGACGGTCGAATATGCAGTGTGACGGGTACCGTGGTCGCACGCAGTGTAGTATCGCTTTCTGCATCGTAGCCAAACAAACTCATCTTCACCGCACCGGGATGCAGTTCGGCAGGAAGCAAGCAAGTCGTTCCATCTGTGCCAAGCACCACGTTGTATGTTTCCTCACACTGCGTGAACTGCACCACCTTGTGCAGCGTTTTCCAAGCCCCATCGAATACGAACTTCACCGAAACAAATGCGATCTGGTCAGAGGCAATGACCTCTCGCTCCAGTGCTTCGATTTTTTGCTGTTTCACTAAAAATTTCATCATCCGTTTTTCACCTCGTTCCACACATTATTTTCAGGATCATATTCCAAATAGCCGTCTGTACACTGGATTTTTTGCAGATAGTCGTTGTAATAATGCTTTCCGGAGGACATCCAGTTGACCGGTTTGGTGATGGCGTTCCACTGCGTAATCGTGCCTTCATAAGTAATGGTTTTTAGACTTTCGCAATACGTCAGCATATTCTCTCCGAATGTTTTGCAATTTGCTGAAATCGTAAGATTGGACAATGCTGTACATCTTGTAAACGCAAAAGCACCAATGGAACTGCACGTAACACGGGCAGTCTTCAGCTTTGTACAGTCACTGAAAACATACTTTCCCCATGTTTTCACGTTGGCAGGCACAGTGACTTCTGCAATGGCAGTGTGCTGAAATGCAAACGACTGAATTGCAGTAACCGCCTGCGGAATCGTAACGGAAGTCAGACCAGCAGTATCATTGATTACAGCATCTTCCTGTGCAAAAGCAGAATTGCCAATGCTGGTCAGCGTAGCTGGAAGAGATACCGTTTCTGCATTGGCACAATGATAGAACAGGCGGTCACCCAGACCAGTAATGCCATTGCTAAGCACAATTTCCTTGATCTGGTCGTTTTGATAGAATACAGAATCATGAGAGGTATAATCGTATGTTGCACCCGTGCCACGCAGCAGCAGTTTGCCGTTGTCGTAGAGAACAT